CAGCTTATCAGCATGTACCCTGAGTTTGAACAGGTCATCCGTGAAAGCTCTGAGACCAGTTATCTAAACAATGTAGCAGAATCAAGATATGGCTTAAAGAACGAAGATGTTACTTTAAGAAAACGTATGAGTGGTGAGTCCATCACAGATGAGAGAGAGTTAGAGTTATTTGAAAGATTTACAAAAATAAAACGTCCTTATTACAAGATATATGACCCACGAAGCAATGAACAAAAGGTTCTTAGTGAAGCAGACTATGATGAATACAAGAAAGAACCTGTTGTCGTAGTGACCAATAAGGACGGAGAAAATATATTTACAGACAAAGGCAATGTAAGTCAGTATCTAGAATTATATAAACAGTTTGGTGAAAAATTTCATTTTATGCTCGACCCTATGACGGGTCAACCAACGCCTATGGCTGGTGAAGAGCATGAAGGTGCGATCCCCAATTCAACTACTACTATTGACGTCATGACAAAAGAAGCCCTCATTGAAGCAGATGAGATCATGGTCAATGAGATAGAGATAACGCAGATATATCAATGCGTTAGTGTTGGGGATCATAAATTATTCATGGTAGATCTACCTGTTGAAGAATATCCTATTGTACCCTTCATGAATGGCTTTAATAGGAATCCTTATCCAATGAGTGATGTAAGGCTGGTAAAAAGCCTACAAGAGTATATCAATAAGATACGTTCTCTCATAGTTGCACATGCGTCCAGTTCAACTAATGTGAAACTACTGATACCACGGGGTAGCATGGATAAAAAGAATCTTGAGGCAGAGTGGGCAAAGGCTGGAACAGCAGTTATTGAGTTTGATCCTGAACTGGGTACACCAATCGTGGCTGGGCCTGTACCACTTCCAAATGAATTATACAAGAATGAAGCAGATGCAAAAGCGGACATAGAGAGAATATTAGGAATATATGCAATGATGCAAGGGGATGTTGGTGCATCCCCACAGACATTCAAGGGTACAGTAGCCTTAGATGAATATGGTCAAAGACGTATTAAATCAAAAAGAGATGATATAGAGCAGTGCATTAATCAACTTGCTAAGGTTGTAGTAGGGCTTATCCAGTATGTCTATACAGATGAGAAGGTCTTTAGACTAATGCAGCCTAATAATAGACCATTGGAAATAGAGATAAATCATCCACTATATGATGATGTTGGTAATCTAATGGGCAAAGTAAACGATATTACCATTGGAAAATATGATGTTATCGTTCTATCAGGTTCAACTTTGCCATCTAATCGCTGGGCACGGTTTGAGTACTACATGCAGTTATATCAAAGTGGTCTTATTGATCAAATAGAAGTATTGAAGCAGACAGACGTAGCAGACATGGAAGGTGTACTGGAACGTGCTGGTCAAATGCAACAAATGCAGGCACAAGTACAGCAACAGACAGAAGAGATCAAGAACCTAAAGGGAGATCTACAGACGGCACAGAGAGAGTCCTTACATGATAGAAAACGTGTAGAGGTAAAAGAATTTGAGAAGAAACTCGCTAAAGCAGAGGCTAAGGTAGAAATGGCTCAACAGTTATATAAAACACGCCTTGCAGATGAACTTAAGTTGGCTAAAGAAGATATAGCAGAGTTTGATGAACGTAGGAATACATCAAGACAAATGAATGAGGAAATGTTGAGGCTGGAGGAGTAATGAGTGATCAATTAAGTCAAGACGAATTATTAAAAAAATACATGAGAGATAGTGCTTATGTTTGGCATAATATGATGGGTGGAGGCACAGCAGGTGCTTTTATGAAAATGCTTAGTGGTGGTTTAGTGGATCATTATGTAGAAAACGATGAAGGTTTTAGAGAATTTGTTAATTCTCAAGATCCATTAGATAAAATGCAAGTTATTAGAAAATATAGAAAAGATGATGATGGTTGGCAATTTGCTGAGACAGATGAACAAATAATGGAAAAATTAAAAAGGCATGGTTTAACATAGTAATGTCGAATAGTATATTTAAAAGAATGCTTGATAAGGTAAGGTTTGTTACTCAAAGGAAACAAGTGAGTGAAACTTACTTCATGGATGAAAAACAAGTGCCGTTAATGACTGAAGAAGTCCCAACTATTGAAGAAGAGACTGTGAGTACTAAAGAAGAAAGAAGTTTAAAGATAAATAGTGGCGGCAGCAAGTGGAGTCCTAATACTCCCCTTATGCAAACAAGTGCCATATTTACAAAAGGCCTCCCAAAGGGAGATACCATAACAGTAAAGCATTTTAAATAATGAAAGAATTGAAGAAAGCGGTTGCTGGAAATAACCAAATCGCAAAGGAAAAGTAATGGAGAATATCTTAGAAATGCGTGACGCTGATCGTGCACCTGTAGAAAATGCTGGTCTGGTAACAGAACAGCCTTCCATACAGACAGAGGAAGTGCCTACAGAAGGTACCGTAGGTGTGAACGAGACAGTTACGCAAGAAACAACACAAGAAACTTCCTCTAAAGACGACTCGACTCGTTTTGAATATTGGCAATCACAAGCTGACAAAGCCAAGGGTGAGTTAAGTACAATACGTAAAGAATTAGATTATTACAAAGGAAGTCTAGCTCCAGTTGAGCAAATGATCCGTAATAATCCTGAAGTTCTTGACCGATTGGAACGAACACCCTCCAATGGACAATCTCAAGGATACCCAAATGGATTCCAAGAGACTTCGCTGAAGGAGCCTAAAGCACCTGAGAGACCACATTCATACAATGAGGTCGATGCTTATAATGATCCAGAGAGTGATTCATTTAAGTTTCGATTGGCTAAGGAAGAGTATCGTGATAACTATCTTGGTTATTTACAACAGAAAGATCAAGTTAGAGAACAGGAAATGCAAGCACAGTACCAAGCACAGATGCAGCAACAACAGACACACATGATGCAGACACAGGCTCATAGCCATGCTGTCAATTCATACGGATGGGATGCGAATAAGGCGAATGACTTTGTACAGTGGGCACAGAATCCTGACAATCTTACGATGGACAACCTTGCTAAGTTGTTTGAATTAAGAACAAGTACTGACCCAGTAGTGCAACAGAGAAAACAAGAAATGCAAAATCAGGCAGAACGTTTATCCATTCCTAAAACTGCAGCAGTGCAGACAGGAAAGGCTGAACAACCTAGAACTGATGAGCAGTTATTCAATGATGCATTCTTTGGGAAGTAGTTGTTGTAAAGTAAACTAGAATAATAGGAGACACAAATGGCGGCTACAGAAAAGCTACTAAAGGCTTCTGGTGTACTTTATACGGATAGACGGAATTTTTACGTAGATCCGCAGGTCACTAAGGAGCTATGGACAGACGTTGCCCCGTTTACTACATTGGTTAGTAATCAGGAAATGCGAAAAGTCCCAGACCCAGTGTTTAAGATGTTTGAACATCGTAATCCTTGGGTAAAGCAGTTATGGCTATGTAATAGCGATACTGACAACATTGATTCAGATGGAAGTACAACTACAACTGTTACAGTTGATGGTGCATCTAATATCTCAATAGACGACAGTCTAAAGGGCATCATTGCAGAAGTATGGACAGATGGATATGGAACAAAGAAAGCAATAGTTAGAGTTCAATCAGTTACAAGTTCAACAGTAATTGTTGTTACTGGTATCTGGACATCAACTGGTTCTGACATTGCTTTAGCAAATAACGACATATTCTTGGTCATTGGTAATGCACAGGGTGAGGGTTCAGAAGCACCAGATGCATGGTCTGATGAATTGCAAGTAGTCTACAACTCTACCCAGATCTTTAAGACACCTCTACAGGTTACTGGTACTCTAGAAGCAGCAGTACTTCGTGGAGAGTCTTCAGAATTGGCTAGACTACGTAGGTTGAAAGCACAAGAACATAAGATGCAAAAAGAGAAAGCGTTTCTCTTTGGTAAGCGTTTTGGAGGCACAGGTCTTCAAGAAGCAGCTTATGATGCAGGTAATAATGATACCAATAATGATGAGACCTTTGCCGATGGTGGCAACGTGGATTCCGATGGAAACCTAGTGCGTACTACTTATGGTATTGTTTCTGCTTTGGAAACTTATGGTGAATCTACATCAACACACGATGCTCAAAACGTATTTACTGTTGACAGTTCATATGCATATGGAGATTTCGTAGATGACATGGAAAAAGTATTCCAGTATGTTCCAGAAGCAGGCGTTAAGCGTGCATTTTGTGGTGCTGGTGCTTTGGGTTACTGGTCTAAAATGGCTGGTGCTTCAGGTATGGCTGGCAACTCAGGTTGGACAGTTTCTCTTGGAGACATGAAACGTGATTCTCTTGGTTTTAACTACCGAGTGCTTGAAACGCCTCATGGAATGTTGCAGTTGATCCCAACTCCAGCATTACGTGGGCCTTATAACAAGTGGATGGCAGTTGTATCTGATGAGAATCTATTCCATGCAGTTTATCGTCCATCCATGTATCAGACAAACATTAAGACCGATAATGCCTTTGATGGTGTTAAAGATCAATACATGTCTGATGAAGGTGTTGGTATACAGCTAATTGAAAGTCATCAATTGTTCAAGATCACAGCTTAAGGAGGCTTATTATGGCTAGACCTTATTTAGGTGGTTCAAGTGCAGGCATTAAAACAGTTAGTGCTGATGCAACATTAGTTCCTGCTGATTCTGGAAAAACTATTCTAATGGGAGCAAATGGAGTGGATATTACACTTCCATCTGCGGCTGCTGGTTTAGAGTTCCAGATCATTCAGTCTGCTGATTATGATACTGCAGTATGTACTATCATACAAGCTGCGGCCACTGAGGATTTTTATGGAGCCGTTTATGGTTCTACTCAGGGAGAAAATGCTGCAACAGATGCTGATGTAGGGGCTTCTGCTAATACAAAGATAACCTTTTCTTCTGCTTCCCTCAAGGGAGACAGGGTCAGATTAGTTTCTGATGGAACAGGTTGGTATGTAGAAGCGTTTGTTCAGAACTATGCTGGAATAACGTTTGATAACTAAACAAAACGTGTTGGGGGAGCCTAGTGCTCCCCTGACATCGGAGTAATTATGCCAAGAAAAAAGAAAAAGAAAACAATGTTTGAAGCGGTCATCAAGGCTTTAAGAAAACCATTGAAGATCAAATGACTCAACAGCAACTAATAGAGACCATCAAGCAACATCATCCAAATCTACCAGAGACTCAGATAAGGATATTCTTGAATACTGCTTTAAAAGAATTTTGTAGAAAAACAAGAGTGTTGAATGGCACAGCGAATGTAAATACAGTTGCTGATCAAAGATACTATGCTCTATCTGACATAGATAGTTCCATATCAGAGGTCACTAGAGTTGATTATGATGGTTATCAAATACCAAGGCTTGTAGGGGCACCAGAGAAAACGGATCTAACATGAGTGTAGACGAAAGAACAAGTGCATTAAAAAACGTTTGGTGGATAGAGAGGGACAAACTAGGGATAGCTAAAACATCTGATTCTAGTGCTGTTACTGGAACTGCTTATATATCCCCTGCTGAGGTGAAAGGCGTTACAGTACATTTTGTTAAACTTGATGAGAGTTTCATAGCGGCAGATAGTGGAACGGGAATAGGCATGGATGAATCTCCAGCCATACCAGAAGAGTTTCATGATGCATTAACATATTATGCAATAGCAAAAGGTTACGAAATGAATCCACAGACCATTCAGGCTGGTATATACTGGAAAGAGTTGTGGAAAGAACAGATATCTGAAGCCAAGAGGTATGCAAATAAAGGCAGAGATGGTTCAGGATATCATATTAGACAATACGATTATTAATGGCAAGTTTTAAGACACAAGTAGAAGACCTGATTGGTTCCGTAGGGGACGATGCTCTGATCACTCAAACTCTCATAGATATTGGTACAGAGCTCATTAGTGCATTACCTGATGGTTTATTATTAAAATCTTCAGATGAGTCAGCCATTACCTCAAGTGGGTTGGCTATTGACAATAGAAGGATATTAGAAGTCCATAAAGATTCATATACGGCAAGAGAGGTATCTTACTCAGACGTTGCTAGGAATAAGGATTCAGGATCTATTTATTATTCAGCTACAGTAGATCCAGTATTTTATTTAAAAGGAGAGAAGATATATATCGTATCTGGTGGTTCAGAGACAAGCGGAAAGTTAATATATGTACCAAAACAACCAACTGGAGATGGTACGAATCTTATTACTTATGCATCTACGGCAACACAATATTTCCCCCTAGAGGCTGAGTACTTAATGGTCTTAGGAAGTGCAGTTAGATGTTTACAGAGATTACTTGCAGATAAGACATCAAGTCTGCCCACAGATATTAGTGCTCCAGCATTACCCGTAGCACCATCAAGTCCGTCTGCACCGTCATTTACTTATACGGATGCAAGCGTATCTGACATTGTACAGCCATTAGTATCCATTAGTGACATGGCAGCATTA